CAATATTTGACACTAACGAAAAATATCATTCGTCTAAAGCTATTAGCGCGTCAGGTTTAAAAAGTATAAACAAAAAGTCTGTTTATCATTTCTTAAATCAAAAACCTTTTGAGTCTTCTGCTATGGCCTTGGGTACTGCTGTGCATTGCGCAATGTTAGAGCCACATTTATACTACAAAGAGTTTCACATAATGCCAAAAATAGATAGGCGTACAAAAATTGGAAAACAAACTTTTTTAATAGAGCAAGAAAAGGCAGAAGGTAAAACAATTGTAGCGTTTGAAGATCACGAAAAGATAACAGCTATCTTAGAAAATTTTAGAAATCACGATTTGGCCCAAAAGTATTGCAAAGGCGAAATAGAGCTATCACACTATTTAAAACACGAAGGCATAGAGGTACGAGTACGGCCCGACTGTTTAAATAGGGTAGATAATTTTATTGCTGATCCTAAAACGTGCCAGGATAACTCTCCGATGGCTTTTAAAAGAGACGTTTACAAATATGGTTATCATTTACAAGCTGCGTTCTACAGCGATATGCTAGGCGTACCGGCTGAGAATTTTAGATTTATTGCCGTTGAGACTCAATTTCCTTATTCTGTAGAAGTTTACGGACTTAGCGACGAAATGATAGAGCAAGGCCGTAGATCCTGGAAACGTTCCTTTAATGATTGGAAAATTTACAAAGATACTGGTATAATTAGCGGATATAATTGGAGCGAGTTCTCCGAAGATGGAAGTTTAATATTGTAGTTATGGCAAAAGATAAAATTGTTAAAGCTGTTATAAGCTCGTTTAAGCAACGTTCAGAAGTCGGAATAAAGAAGTATAATAAAACAATGGATAGAGACGATTTGACTACCTTAGAATGGCTACAGCATCTACAAGAGGAGTTAATGGATGCGACTCTATATTTAGAAAAACTAAAACAAAAATTATAAAAAAATGAGTAAAATAGAAATTATGACAGATAAAGAATATATGAAAGTTGGTATAGTGATGTTTAAAGTAGCGTTAACATCCTTTTCGCTAGGAATAATTGTAGGATTGTTAATTTTTAAATAATAAATTAAATAAGATGAGTGAAATAGAACTAAAACCAACAGAAAAAAAAGACCATTACATTTTATTAGTGGACGGAATTAATGTATTCGGCGAGCAAGAAAGAAGCTTTTACAGACACTTTGTAGAGGTAGTAGATAATGGAATTAATACCGGTTTATAATGTACAGAAAAAAACTAATACAAAAGATTCAGCAGCTAATTGATAAGCTGCCGGTAAGCAACATAAGAAAAGAAGCGAAAAAAGATGTGCTAGAGTTAAAGCTAAGCGATAGCGACAAACATTTTATTTTACTAAACGACAAATATGGTAAATTATGACTAAAAATTTAATGTTATTAAGCGAAATCATTTACAAACTTTATGAAGTAGATGTAAAAGAAAAAAACAGAAAAAGAAAAGTTCAAGACTTAAAAAAAGTATTTTCTCACATATCCTTTAAAAAAATACAAGGATTTAGATATACAGAAACTGGTAAGTTTTTAAATTTAAATCACGCGACAGTCATACACCAAGTAAAAAGCGCTAAAGATTTGCTACAATATGACAGTTATTTTAGGGAAGTTTATAGTAATGTTGAAAATGAATTTTTATCACAAAGAAAAAATACTATTGAAGGAATTAAGATTGATATAGAAATGCTAGAAAATCAAAAAGATTGTCTAAAAAAACAGTTTTTTTATGCTACTTTACAAGAAGCAACAGAAGCAACAAAAGCATTTTATACTAATGGCTAAACGCAACCCATACGCAAAGTATTTAAAAGGCGAGGATTTACTACAAAGAGCAGTTTTAAACTACATTGGGATGCAGTATCCTGATGTAGTTTTTACACATCCTATGAACGAGGGAAAACGAACACCATTCGAACAATACAAGTTAAAATACTTAGGTACAAAAGCTGGAATTCCTGATATTATGATTTTTACGCCAAACTCACAAAACAACGGATTAGCAATAGAATTAAAATACAAATACAATAAACCTACACCTAGTCAAAAAGAATGGATTAAATGGCTTATAAATTGCAATTGGGTAGCTACTTGGCATAACAACTTTGACGATTGCAAAAACACTATTGATAATTATTTTAAAAATTCGTAAAAAATGGAAATAAAAACTATTTATTTTAATCCGATTCAGCAAAAAGTTAGATATGTATCTAATTCAACATTTCAAAAAGATTTATCGTATCATTATATCGGTAAATCTACACGAGTAGAATTTGATTTATTGGTTGAGCTGCTATGGTACAAGTTTCAAGATTCAGATATTCCGCTAAATGAATTTAAAAAAATATTTGAAGAATTAAAAAATTTTTGTGATTCTATAAAATATCAATTAAGTTTGTAAAATCAATTTTTCAAATGGAAAACAAAAAAAACTATTACGCCGTTATTCCGGCGGAGGTCAGATATTCTAAAAATTTAAAGCCTAATGAAAAGCTAATGTATGGAGAACTTACAGCATTAGCGAACGATAAAGGGTATTGTTACGCCTCAAATTTATACTTTTCTAATCTATACAATGCAAAGAAAAACACTATCTCCAGGTGGATATCTAACTTAGCTAAAAACGGCTTTATTGATGTAAAATTAATTTACAAAAAAGGCACTAAGCAAATAGAAGAAAGACACATTTACCTATGTGATAAAAAAAGTATAGGTATTGTAAAAAAAGCACATACACCTATAGGACAAAAAGGAGAGGTAATATATAATATATATAATATTAATAATATAAAAAAGAATATTCCACAAAATTTAAAAACGCCTTTATTTAATGATATTATAACAAAGGCATTTCCTCATTTTGTAGCACTCTTTCCAGTCAATTATAGACCAAAAACAAAGGCGCAAGATATTAAATGGCTGGAATGTTTAGATAAAATACAAAGAATTGATAAATACGATTTACGAGACGTTTACAATGTTGCTAAAGAATTGCGAGAAGATCAGTTTTGGTCTAAGAATTTTTTAAGCATTTTAAAATTTAGAAATACAGATAAAAACGGAATCAAATTCATTGATCGTTTCATTAACGATTACAATTTTAAGAATAAACCAAAATGTTATTATAAAATTAAAGGGATTTTAGAGTATTATTTATACAAATCTCCAGCAAACGGACAAATAGAATTAGGTGCTAAGACCAAAAGTGGAGAGCTATTTGAGTTTAATATTAAACAAACTTTACAAACAAATGAATTTCAGGCGTTAAAAAAATATATACAAGATGGCAACAAGTAAATTAAAAACAGTTAATTCATTAAGTGGTGGTAAAACATCAAGCTACATAGCAGCAAATTACCCAGCAGATTACAATGTCTTTTCTTTAGTTAGAACAGATGATAAAAAATGTTTGTTCCCTGATGCTAAAATAAGGCAAGAGGTTTCTGACAGATTAGGAACAGAGTTTATTGGTACGCTTGAAGAAGATATGATTATTTACACAATGTTAGACTTAGAGCAGTTTATAGGATCAAAAATTGATTGGGTAACTGGTAAAACATTTGATGAAATTACAGTAAGAAATGGTAAAAGGTATTTACCAAATGTAACACAAAGGTTTTGTACAACTGAAATGAAGCTGCAACCTATTTTTGATTGGTGGAGAAAAGAAATAAATGAAGTTGTTGAAATGAGAATAGGGTTTAGAGCTAACGAACAAAGGAGAGCAAAAACAATGTTGTCAAAAGCAAATGAAAATGGCAACTTAGAATTTAAAGCAATAGTAGGTAAAAGAGGTGGTAAAACAAATCAAAATAAGTGGGCGAACATTGAATGGCAAAAACCTATGTTTCCTTTAATTAATAATGCAACTTTTAAAGATTCTATTGAGAAGGCGTTTTAAAAGCTAAATTGGTAACTGCATATGAAAAAAATGACATAGAAAATATATTAGAAAGTCCTGATTTTGAAAGGACAGAAGAGTTTTTTGGAAAAAATTAGGCACAAAAAAAACGTTGATTCGGGTTCAACGTTTAAGACCTTTGTAAATTCCCTACCTAAGGTAAAGAACAATGCAAATGTACAAAATGTTTTCAAATATGAATACTTTTCAACAATATAGTTGCACTTATGCACATTATTTAATACAAAATTGATGCCAAATTAACAAAAACAAATGAGTACACAACCAGAACAAGTATTAGAAAATCAGTTAATAGAGCAATTATCAAATCAAGGCTACTCAAAAGTTAGTATTCCAGATGAAACATCATTATTAACTAATTTAAAAGCACAATTAGAAAAGCATAACAATATTACGTTTACTACTAAAGAGTTTGAGCGTGTATTAAACATATTAAGCAAAGGTTCTGCGCCAGTATTATTAAAACATATGAGCGACAAGCATCCAAATAAATTTAAATGGTTTATAGATGCAGAAAAAAATCCTTATGGAAAAAGAACTTTAAAAATTGGTATGAAATACAAAGACATTAAGAAAAGTTTAAAACAAACAAAGTTATTTGACGATGATTTTAATGAATGTGATAGTGGATATTGTGGATTGTAAAAAATTAAAATACTGGCGTGAATATGATTTGTTTAAATGGCTATCTGTAAATCATTATAAATTGTTAGTTGATACTAGCGGAGGTTATTCTAAATCTGACTGCTACGACATAGCGACAAAGCATCGGATAGAGCTTAAATGTAGGGCCAAACACTACGACGATTTGATTATAGAAAAAAATAAGTATAAATATTTAGTTGATGTTAGCAAAAAATACGGCGATATTCCAATTTACATAAACAGCACACCTAAAGGAATTTATTTATTTAAGTTAAATAATATAAAATTTAAATGGTTTCAAAAGTCGCTACCAAAAACAACAGATTTTAAAAACAAAAAAACAGTAAAAAAAGAAATTTCAAAAATTAATATTAACCAATCAATCAAAATAAAATGAAAGTAACAGACAAACAATTAGAAAAGATTAGCGGAGCAATTTTAACCTCTTTTATCAATTTGCATTATTTAGAGGAAGCAAAAAATACCGGACTATTTCAAAGGCGAATTAAACAAAACGTAAATAGAACAATTGAAGATTTGATTTATATTGAAACTGAGTACTACAATAAAGTCGAATCGGTAGACAATAGAGGTTTAAGTGACAAACTTATAGCTAATAAAATTGAGTTCCTTAAATGGCTTTTAAATGATTTTGATTTTAATGATTTTTGTAAAATCCAAGAGATTTGCAAGGCATTTGATTTTGATCGCGAAGCATTAACAAAAACATCCGACGCAATTTTATTAAAAAATGGCTCTGTATTAATAGAATAATAAAAATATTTTTTTAATTTAGCAATAAATCAAATTAACCCTATGAAAACATTTCAAGACTTTAACATTGATGTAGGCAATAAATCAACTGGCAAGATTAAAACTCAATGTCCCAAATGCAGCCATACTCGCAAAAACAAAAAAGATAAATGTTTGTCGGTAGATTTAGACAAAGGCCTTTTTAATTGCCATAACTGCGGATATAGTGGTACTACTAAATTTGAAAAAAAACAAGACTACATAGTTCCGAATCCTATTAAATTAGATTTGTCCGATGCTGTTATAGATTGGTTTAAAACGCGAGGAATTACAGAGCCGACTTTAAAACATTGGAAAGTAGGGCAGTCTGTTGAGTGGTTTCCACAAATAAACGCAAAGCGTAAAGCTGTAAATTTTAATTACTATAGAGATAATGAACTTGTAAACGTTAAATTTAGAGATGCAGAAAAAAACTTTAAAATGGTTTCAGGCGCTGAACTAATTTTTTACGGGCTAGATAACATTAAAACGATGGATAAAATTTACATCGTTGAAGGAGAAATGGACGCTTTATCTTTACACGAAAGCGGTGTTTATTCTGTTTGTAGCGTTCCAAATGGCGCAAGTAAAGGAAATCAACGATTAGAATATTTAGACAACTGCTGGACTTATTTTAAGGACAAAAAAGAGATTATACTTTGCACAGACAACGATACTGCCGGCATTGAGTTGAGAAACGAACTAGCGCGAAGATTTGGAGCGTATAAATCCAAATACATAGATTTTGGAGAGTATAAAGACGCGAACGAATTACTGACTAAAAAAGGAGCTGAAACGCTTAGAAACGTTTTAAATGAGCCTAAAAACTTTCCGTTAGAGGGTATTTTAAATATTTCTGATATTTGGCAGTCTGTATTAAGCTACAACGAAGCCGGCGTAAAAAACTACTCTATTGGATTGCCTAATTCAGACGAATTTTTTAAAATGTCTATGGGCGAATGGACTGTAGTAACCGGAATACCAAACGCCGGAAAGTCTGACGTAATAGACCAAGTTTTTTGTAATTTGGCTTTAGATCACGATATGAGATGCGGTATTTTTGCGCCTGAGTCATTTCCATATGAGGGCCATATAAAAAGAATTGCAAATAAATTAAATCAAACTAATTGCAACAATGACCAATTAAATAACACAAAGGATTTTATAGAAGATCATTTTTATTGGGTTAAAATTGATTTAGAAAATTTAACGTTAAAAGGCATTTTAAACGCTTTTAGGGATTTAGTATTTCAAAAAGGTATAAATGTATGTGTTATTGATCCTTGGAATATGCTTGACCATTCAGCGCAAAGAGATCATTCATATATTGGTAGAGTGCTTTCTGAAATTACGCAATTTTGCCAGCAAACAAATACGCATCTTTTTTTGGTGGCGCATCCTAGGAAAATAGAAAGCGAAAACGGAAACTATAAAAAGCCTACTCTTTACGATATAAGCGGCTCTGCTGACTTTTTTAACAAGGCTTACAATGGTTTAATAGTTTATAGATGTATAGGCCAAAAAACAAAGTTCAACTCCGATATTGTTAAAATGTATGTTGAAAAGGTAAAACGTAAAGAAAACGGACAACTTGGCGAATTTGATATCGCTCCTGATTTTAGCAATGGCGGAGTTTATCGCAATGTAGACGATAACGACAAAAAATACGAAGTCGCTACAGATGACGATGTGCCATTTTAAAACAAAAACAAATGAAATTATTAGAGTTGTTTGCCGGTAGTCGTTCTTGGGGAAAAATAGCAGAAGAGCTAGGTTATGAAGTTTTTTCTGTTGATCATAAGCCATTTGAAGGAATAGATTTAGTAATTGATATTGAAGATTTAATAGATGATATGTTGCCTTGGATTCCGGATGTTGTAATTGATGGTAGACCCTGTACAACTTATTCAATGGCTGCTATATCTCATCACAGGTACGAAGATGGTAAACCTAAAACTGATTTTGCTGCTAAATGTGATAGAATGAATATTAAACTAAATAACTTTTATAAGAATTGGGACTGTATTTATTACATAGAAAACCCTAGAGCTATGTTACGAAAGATGGATTTTATGAAAGGTATGGACAGAACGACCGTTACTTATTGCAGTTATGGAGATACTAGGATGAAGCCAACAGACATATTTTCAAACAACATCTTCGACTTGTTTAACGAGAAAGGATGGAAGCCTAAAGGGATGTGCTGGAATGGAAATAAAAAATGTCAACACGAACCAGCACCAAGAGGAAGCAGAACAGGAACACAAGGATTAAAAGGTAATTACGAACGATCTAAAGTGCCACAAGAACTATGTTACGATATATTAAAACAAACATTATGCCTAAAAAAAAAAAAAATTAAAATACATAAAATGAGTAAGAAGAAGTATAAAATATTAAATCTATATTCGTCTCTGGGAGGCAACAGAAAAAAGTGGGATGAAATAGCAGATAATATAGAAGTTACTGCGGTTGAACTTGATCCGGAACTCGCAAGAATGTACAAAGAAATGTATCCTAATGATATAGTTGTTGTTACAGATGCACACCAATATCTCTTAGACCATTACAAAGAGTTTGATTTTATATGGAGTTCTCCACCTTGTCCAACGCACTCAAAGGCTATGTTATACAATACTAAAATAAAACCAAGATATTCAGATATGAAACTATACCAAGAGATAATATTTTTACAAAGTTATTTTAATGGTAAGTATTGTGTTGAAAACGTAATCCCATATTATGAGCCTTTAATGCCCGCTAAAAAAAGAGGTAGACATTTATATTGGACTAACTTCAATTTACCTAATAAATTAAGCAACAGAAAAGGCGGGTTAATATCTGGTAAAGATGAAGTAAGAAAACTTTGTGAATTTCACGATATAGATATTAGTAATTACAAAGGCGAACAACGTAAAGATAAAATTGCAAGAAACCTAGTCGACTATGAAGCTGGTAAAACAATTTTTGAAACTGCTCTAGGTATTATAAGAAAAGAAGACATTAACCAAACAACTCTTTTATAATGCCTAAAAAAAAGAAAAAAATTAGAATTACAGTATCCGACAAACATCGAAAAGCTATGCAATGGTGCTTAAATAATAATATTACAGTCGGAATACTACCAACAAATAAAGGTTTAAAAATTGAAATTAATGATAACGGAAAAAATAAAGAATCTCCTAAAATTTATGACCAGGAGGAGGCGCAACGAAAATGCTGGGAATTATATTTGTACTTTTACGACAAACACTGGAAGGTATAATGAAAAAACTTGTAAACATTGCATCTGTAAAAGAGAATCTAAAAAATCCTAGATTTATAAAAGACGCAAAGTTTAAAAAATTAGTCAAGTCTATTAAGTCTTTTCCTGAGATGTTAGAAAAGCGGCCTATAGTAGTTGATGAAGATATGATTGTTCTTGGCGGAAATATGCGATTAAATGCTTGTAAATCTGCTGGACTGTTTGAGGTTTGGATTGATATAGCTACCGGATGGAGTGAAGAACAAAAAAAGGAATTTATAATAAAAGACAATGTAGGATTTGGCGAGTGGGATTGGGATATATTAGCGAATGAGTGGGATGTAAGCCAAATAGTCGAATGGGGTTTAGATTTGCCTATATATGATTTATCAATTGAGGAAACAGAAGAAAAGGATAATAATACAGAAACTTGCGAAATGTGCGGAAAATAAATATAAAATATTTTTGGTAATTGAAAAAAAAACATTAGTTTTGTGTAACTATTATTTTAGGGGGTTAATAGTTATTTGTTTTTATCACTATTTGATTAATTAGTTAAACGCTTCAGAAATGAGGCGTTTTTCTATTTATAAAAGTTTTTTTTGTTTTATGCTTAATTAATGAAAATAATTTTTTATTTTTGGTGCATATTAATTAAATAATTTAACAAATGAATGATTATCTTAAATTTTTAGAAAGTAAAAAAAAACAACATATTTCTAGCGGTTTTAAAATTGATGAAATACAATTAAACAACAGTTTATTTGATTTTCAAAAACACATTGTTAAAATAGCTCTACAAAAAGGTAGATTTTCAATATTTGCTGATTGCGGTTTAGGTAAAACTTTAATGCAGTTAAGCTGGGCCGAAGCTATTTATAAACACACTAATCAGCCAGTATTGATTTTAGCACCTTTAGCTGTAGTTGAGCAAACTAAAAGAGAAGCGTTAAAGTTTGGTATTAATGCTGATTCATTTGAAATTACAAATTATGATCAATTAAAAAATATAGATTGCAGCTTGTATTCCGGAGTAGTTTTAGATGAAAGCAGTATTTTAAAAGGTAGAGATGGAAAATTAAGCAGATTAATAATAGATAGCTTTTCTTCAACTCCTTATAAATTAGCTTGTACAGCGACTCCATCTCCAAATGATCATATGGAATTAGGTCAGCATAGTGAGTTTATAGGAGCTATGTCGTATCTTGAAATGTTAGCTATGTATTTTGTACACGATGGCGGAGAAACTTCAAAATGGAGACTTAGAAAACACGCAAAAGATAGCTTTTGGAAGTACGTTTGTACTTGGTCTCTGTCTTTAGATAATCCTGAAACATTAGGATTTAGCTCAGATGGTTATAATTTACCTGAAATAGAATATATTGAACATATAATACCGGTAGAAAATAATACTAATAATTTATTTGGAGATGTGGCTGTTAGTGCTACCGATTTGCATAAAGATTTAAAAAGAAGTTTTGAAAGTAGAATAAATAAAACTATTGATATTATAAAAAAAGAAAATAGCCAAACAATAATATGGACTTTAAAAAATGACGAAGCTGCTAAATTAAATAAGATTATTCCTAATAGTATCAATGTACAAGGTTCTGACAAATCAGAAGTAAAAGCCAAAAATTTAAATGGATTCGCAGATAGTGAATTTACTAATCTTATAACAAAAACATCAATAGCTTCTTTTGGTATGAATTACCAGCAATGTAATAATATGATATTTACATCTTATGATTTTAAATTTGAGGCTTTTTATCAAGCGGTTAGAAGGTGTTATAGATTTGGTCAAAAAAACAAAGTAACAGTTCATTTATTAGTTCCTGAATCACAAGTAAACGTAAGAAATTCAATATTAGAAAAGGAAAAAAATCACAAAGAAATGATTAGGCAAATGGCTAAATATTCAGCTGATGCGGATTATAAATTAAACAAATCAAATGTAATGATAAACAATAAAGAAATTAAAACAGAAAAGTATCACATTGTAAATGGCGATTGTGTTCAAGAAGTAGCGAAATTAGATGATAATGTTGCTGATTTAGTAGTCTTCTCTCCTCCATTTGCAGAGCTTTATGTATATTCTGATAAATCAGAGGATATGGGTAATGTAAGCAACTATAAAGAGTTTGAAAAACATTTTAAGTACTTAATACCGGAACTTAAAAGGACTTTAAAAAACGGCCGTATTTGTGCCGTTCATTGTATGGATTTGCCAATACAAAAAGGCAAAGAAGGATTTATAGGATTAAGAGATTTTAGCGGTATGTTGATTGATTGGTTTACGGCTCAAGGTTTTATTTATCACGCAAAAACAACTTTATGGAAAAATCCAGTAACAGAAATGCAAAGAACAAAGGCGCTAGGATTACTTCATAAAACTATAAAAAAAGATAGCTCAATGAGTAGGGTAGGTATTCCAGACTATGTATTGTTTTTTAGAAATGATGGAAAAAATGAAACGCCAATTACTCATCAATCAACAGACGAAAGCAAACCTGACTATTTACCGGTTGATTTGTGGCAAAAATATGCATCTCCAGTTTGGATGGATGTTGATTATAGAAGAACTTTACAATACAGAAGTGGTAGAGATGGAAACGACGAAAAGCATATATGTCCGCTTCAATTAGATACTATAGAGAGAATTATACATTTATACTCTAATGAAGGAGATACTATACTTAGTCCATTTGGCGGAATTGGATCTGAGGGATTTCAGGCTATTAAAATGGGGAGAAAAAGCATCTCAGTTGAATTAAAAGAATCATATTTTAAGATTAACGAGAAAAACCATAGAGACATTGTAAGAGAACAAGAATCAGTACTAAAGCTATTTTAAAATACAAGTTAAACATCAGACGTGGTGGAATAGTGTATAAAGGGAAAAACCCAATAAGCTATTTAATAAACCTCCTAGAAATGGGAGGTTTTTTATGTATTTATATTTTTTTAACTTTACATTTCAAAATATTTAATTTGTTTTATGGTTTAAAACAGATATTTAAGCCGAGTCCTGTTCCAAAAACTGACTCGGTTTTTCTATTTATGATAGTTTGTTTAACTTTGCTTTATGACAAAAAAAATAAACAAAAGTAGACACATAAAAAAAGAATCACTATTAGCAGCATTAGAACAAAGTTTAGGAGTTGCTTCAATAGCTTGTAAGTTGGCAGATATACCAAGAAGCACATACTACAAATGGATAAAAGAGGACGATGTTTTTTTAAAGGGAGTTAAAGAAATCGAAAACGTAGCTTTAGACTTTGCAGAAAGTCAATTGCATAAGCAAATTAAAGAGGGCAACACTACAGCTACTATTTTTTATTTAAAGACAAAAGGTAAAAAAAGAGGATACATAGAGCGTAAGGAAGTTGAAATGACTGCCGACATAAGCACGAGTAAACTATCTACAGAAGCACAGAAAAAAATAGACAATATTTTAAATAATGAGTATTAGCGGTATAATTAAACAAAAATGTGAGGATTCTCTTTTGTTTTTTACGCGCTATATTTTTAAAGAAAATACCGGAAACAAATTTCAAGTAGCAAAATTTCACGAAACACTAGCCGATACGCTTCACAAAGTACATAAAGGCGAAATAAAGCGTCTTATAATAAATATACCGCCTAGATACGGAAAAACTGAGCTAGCCGTTAAAATGTATATCGCCTGGAGTTTGGCAAAAAACCCAGCTGCAAAGTTTATCCATTTATCCTATTCGGATTCGTTGGCCCTAGATAATAGCTCAATGACAAAGGAGTATATTAACTCAGATGCTTTTACTCGTTTGTGGGATATAAAACTAAAAAAAGACTCTCAAAGTCAGAAAAAATGGTACACAACAGATGGAGGTGGAGTTTATGCTACCTCTTCAGGTGGTGCAATTACTGGTTTTGGTGCTGGTAGTGGTGGCGCTATTATTATAGATGATCCACTAAAACCGGATGACGCTCTCTCAGACGTTAGGCGCTCTTTTATAAACAATCGATACAATACTACAATACGATCCAGGGTAAACGATAGAGATGTACCAATTATCGTAATTATGCAGCGATTACACGAAGAAGATTTAAGCGGCTATTTGTTAGATGGTGGTAGCGGCGAACAGTGGCATCATTTAAAGCTGTCGGCATTAGATGACGATAATAAAGCTTTATGGCCTGAAAAGCATTCGTTTGATGAACTTGAAGCAATACGCCAGGCGGATAGATATACTTTTAGTGGTCAGTACTTACAACTTCCATCACCTCCTGAAGGTGGAGAGTGGCGAAAGGATTGGTTTAATATTGTTAATCGTGCCGAATTACCTAACGATATTGTTTACGAAATGTATATCGATGGAGCTTACACAAAGGACACGCGCAATGATCCGACTGGAATACAAATAAGCGGTAAAAGTGGCGATAATCTATATATTTTCAAAAGTATAGATAAATACTTAGAGATGCCGGAGTTAAAAAACTTTATAACGTCGTTTGTGCAATCTTGCGGTGTGCCAGTATCTCAAATATTAGT